TTCAGCCTGTGAGGCTGGGATGTTCCCTAAAATCCGAGTTCCTACTCTCCAGGAAGGACAATGCAAGAGATTCCAACTTTCCCAAATCCACCGCAACTAGACCCCAGCCAATGGTTTGCGCTAGACGATTTTCGCCAGTTGGCGGGCCGTCTTCCTGACCATGGCGGATTGATTTCCTTCGTGACCTACCGCGCGCTTACCGCGCCGGACCTATTGGCCCTACTCCTCGGATGTGGAGCGTGCGACCGGGCGCTACTCTGCTCGTTCAATGTCAGCGAGGAGGCGGCCGGGTTCCTGGATGGGATGGTGACCGAGGGCCGCATTGACCTGCTCGACGTGATCGTATCCAACTCCATGCCCCGGCTACAGGCTGGCGGCGCGCTCCCAGTACTGGAAGCCATGACCGAGCGATTGCCGAACCGGGTCCGGCTGCGCTTAGCCGACGTACACGCCAAGGTTTACTGCCTGGCCATGGCATCTGGCGATAATTGGGTAGTCGAGACATCCGCGAACCTGGCGCGAAACTCCAGGATTGAGCTTTTCACCATCTGGAACTCTGCGGAGCGCCTTTTCTGGCACGCGGAATGGACGGCGGCGCTGGTACGATGACCACCAAGCCAGACAAGCCGTTCGCGCTCGAATCCGAACGGAAACGCCAACTGATCCAGCCACGTCCGATCCTCCGCAACGATGATATCGCCGTTCCGCTGCCCGCGATCAGGTCGCCAGAAGTAATGGCACGCCCGGTCGCCGTCCGCGAGAACCGCCGCAAGATCGTTGATGCCAGACGCCTGGAGACCGCAAAAGAAGCCATATCCGGCTTTTCCAAGGACGTGGAACTCTTCGGCATGACTAAGGGCCAGTTCTCGCTTCTCGACCTCATCAAGGCCACGCTTGAGCACACAGGGCCAGCCTGCCTTCACATCTCGACGTGGACCGCAGCCCTTGCCGAAATCGGGGAACTTGCAGTCATGCAGAAGCGCGGTTCAGTCCTCTCGTGCCGTTGGCTGGCCGACATATCGCTTGGAGGTCGCGACCGTGGCGTGATGCAGGCAATCCTGCAACACTTCGGGCGCGACTCGGTACGCGTGACCAAAAACCACAGCAAGTTCTGCCTGTTCGTAAACGACGACTGGAAGCTGGTTCTGCTCTCATCGATGAACCTAAATATGAACCCAAGAATGGAGAACTACCAGATGGCCAACGACCCCGCGTTGTGCGCTTGGCTGTTAGACTTCATGGGGTCAATCTGGGGCAAGCAGTCATTCGACATCAACGACGCCGCCAAGCATCGGAAGGAGTGGCAAAATGGTAGTATCTGACCTTCCCGAGTTGCTTTTGATACGGGGGTTGCCTGGCAGCGGGAAAAGCACTCTCGCCAAGCGTTGCGCCGGATACACACACCTGGAGACCGACCAGTTCTTTAGCCGCAGCGGTATCTACAAGTTCGAGCGAGCGCTCCTCCGCGATGCCCATAATTGGTGCCTGGCCGAGACTAGGCTGAAACTGTCAGAAGGGCAAAATGTGGTCGTATCGAATCCGTTCACCACAGCCAAGGAACTCGCGAGGTTTCTCGCGTTGCCCGCCAATGTCCGAGTGTTTGAGGCGACCGGGGAATACCGGAACGTGCATGGCCTGCCCGCAGCCAAGGTCCAGAAGATGCGCGACAAGTGGGAACCATACGAGTTTGCGGAACCACTTGACACGCTGCCAATCGCCGAACAGGCCAGCGCCGTCGCCAGGACCAACTCCGACGAAGACGACGACAGGGCAATTTTCGACCTCGTGCTGTCAGGGCACCCAGAAGGTTCCATAGTGGACTATGTGTCCAGCATCGGGCACGCGGACCCAGTAGCGGTCATCATCCGGGCAACCAACCGCTTCCTGGCCCAAGCGCAACGAACCCCGATACTGGCGCAATGCGGCTTTCTGTTAGACACATACCGAGCGCTCGCGAAGAAATCCACCGAAATCGGGGACTACAACGGGGCAAAAGGTATACTAAAAGAATACTTTGCTGTAGTCAAATATATTGAGGCAGAAGGGCTTGCAGACGGCGAAGAGGAACCAGCAAAAGGGGGCGGCAATGGCAAAGACAAGTAGACTATTTGCGAGCTTACAAGCCAAAACACAAGCCGCAGAATCACATGCTGTGGAGATACCAGGATCGGCGGAACGCATGAGCGGCGGAGCGTTCGCGGAGGTATGCGGGGTGACTGCCCGCACTGCCCGCAAGTGGGTCGCGCTGGATGACCCACTGCCACGGCACAAGGAAGGAGCCCGCTACTTCATCGACCCCGTGGCCGGCGCGGCTTGGTTGGAGGCGAATGGGAAACTGCCAGAGCTGGAACGGATGCAGTCGTACCTGTCGGCGATTGGGGGGCCAACGAGGCAGCCAGACAATTCTACTTTGCCCGCCCATGGGGTGATGCCCCACCCCGGGGAGAAGGAAGACGAGAGGAAGCCTCGCAAGCGCTCCAAGAATATTTTCGAGGTCAAAGCGGCCCTGGCGAAACTGTTTGACGAGACCATGTACGACTACATGAACAGCACCGGGGCCGCTCGGCTCGCGGCACAGCGAAATGTTGCATCGTCCGGCGACGTGCTAAGAAAGTTTGAAAGCTCGTGCCTGGAGGTCGCGGTGGCCCAAAAGCTGGTTATCAAGATGGCGGATGTTGTCCACGTAATCGGCAACATCATGGCGCAGGTAAAGCGGGACATGTTGAGCCTCCCGCCCGCAGTCTCCGCAGACCTGGCCGCAATGGATGAGGAGGGGCCAATCGTGGCGCTCCTCACTGACAAGATCACGGACGCGCTTCGGCATTTGTCGGGGGCGATTCGCAAACTGGGCGACGGATGACCACCAACCAAGACACGCCAGACGAGTTTGCAGGCGTAGACGTGTTCGATGACCTGTGGATACGGGAGAAGGTCACCCGGATTCTGGACGCTGCGGCGGCTGGCTGCGAACCCCCCGGCACCGAGAGCGTATCAGAGTGGGCAGAGCGTGCCGTCGAGCTTTCCCACCGGGTGAGCGGACGCCCCGGACGCCTGCGGCTCGAACCATACCAGAAACTGCCGCTGGACGCGACCAAGAACAACGAGCGCACCGTACTTATCTGGGCCACGCAGACGGGGAAGACGCTCGTACTGCAATGCTTCCTGGCGTGGTGTATCGACCAGTATCCGGGGCCAGCCATGGTGGTCTGCCCTGACAGATCCTTCGCGAAGCGGCGATCGACAAAGCACCTGCAACCGTTTATCCAGGATTCCGAGGTGCTGTCCCAGCATCTTCCCGGCGACCGGCATGACTTGCAGGTTCACGAGTTCACGCTCGACACAATGTCGGTCACGGTGGCATGGGCAGGGAGCCCAGCGCAGATGGCAGGCGAACCTATTATGATACTGTGCAGGGATGAGTTCGACAAGTACCCGGAAGCGACCGACAAGGAATCGAATGCGTTCCGCCTGGTTGGGCGACGGACGGCCAGCTTCGGGCACCTTCGGAAGATTCTGGACTGTACGACCCCGACGCTTGAGAGCGCGGATGGGTGGAAAGAACTGCTCGGTGGGACTCATCACCGCTACTATGTCCCCTGCCCACACTGTGCAGAGGGCAAGGAATCGCACACGGGGGGGAATCGCAACCCCGGCTGGCAGACACTAGTTATCGAGCAGTTCCGCTGGCCCAAGCGGGGCATGGACGGGGAAGAGCCGGAGCTTCTGTGCGATTGGCAGGCAAGGGTCAAGGAATCGACCACCTACGCATGCCGAGACTGCGGCGAAGAAATCCCAGAGGCGAAGCGGTGGCGGATGGTCTGCCATGGCGAGTGGGTAGCGACCAACCCGCACGCGGAATACTACTCGTTCCACCTCCCGAGTTGGTACGCCAGAACCCCCGTCAACAGCTTCGGGCAAGTGGCTGCGAGATATGTAGAGGGCCAGGAAGACCCGCAGGCGGCACAGGACTGGTTCAACTCCGACGCCGCCGAACCATATCGGGACATGGGGTCGAACGCTCAAGAGGCACTGATTGCCCAGCATTGCGCGGACGACTACGAGATGGGGACTGTACCAGTGTCCGGGCCTTGCCTGCTGGTTGCGGTTGGGGATCTGCATAAGCTCGTTCATTTCTGCACCGTCTGGGCCTTCACCCCCGGGCGGACCTACCTGGTGGACTGCCTGAAGCTCCACAGCGTGGAGGCAATCGGGCAACTCGCGGGGAAACTGTATCCTCGTGCGAACGGGGACGATCTAGCAGTATCCGTAGTGTTCCCGGATGCGCAGTACCGGACGGATGAGGTGTACGAACTGGCGGTAAACGACCACCGCATCATCCCGACCACAGGGAAGAGCAGTACCGCCCTTACCACGTTCACGGAGCAGGGCCGCTACCCGAAGTCGGAAAAGGAAATGGACCACCCTATCCAGGTGCTCAACGTCCACGACCACCAGTTCAAACAGCAGCTTTCCCGCCGGTTCGAGTCCGGGGTTACGGACGACGGGTTTGACATCACCGAGTCTGATTGGGTGCTCCCCCGGAACGTCCCCCGCGAGTTTCTCCGCCACATGCAGGGCGAGGTGATTGTGAAGAAAAAGACGCGCGCGGATTTGAAGTGATTGAGTACCACCAAGTAGGCCCAAATCACTACTTCGACAACGCCAAGTATGCCCTGGCCGCCCGGCACGTCCTCAAGGAGAACATCGCGCGGGTCGCGTCAGCAGCGAAGGCAGAGAGGCACGGGGAGCGGGAAGAGCGGGTGATCGGGCAGAAGCCGGAAGGCTGGGACGACGTGTAGGGAGAGGGGGAACAAACCGCGCAGATAGGTAAAGGCCACATGGAGATTTCATGGCTACACCTACTGACGCGGAATTGCTTGCTGCTGCCAAAAGCGCATTGCTGCGACTGCTCAACGGTGCCCGGGATGTGATGATGAACGGGCGCAGATACGTTTTCTCGTCTATCCCAGAGCTTCGCGCGCTGATTACGGAGTACGAGGGGAAGGCATTGGAAGCATCTGGCGACGACGGCCGAGGCGGCTGAACGGCGGTGTTCGATGACTAGCCGCGACCCCGACCTGAGCCGCCTTGACCGTGCCATCAACGCGGTTTTCCCCCGTTGGGGGTTCCGCCGGGCGCAGTCCCGCCGGGCAATGGGCATCCTTGCCACGATCAAACCCCTTACCCCAAACCGTGGCGGGGGCGGCAATGCAACCGCGCCAAAGAGCCTTGACGAGACCATTCCGTATGGCGACCGGCTGAAAATGGTCGATCTGTTCGACCGGCAGTTTCTGGAGTCCCCAATCCTGGCGGGGATGGTTGACCAGTTCGTTCGTAACGTGGTTCCGCCACAGGGCTTGCGCCCCATCCCCCAGACTGGGGACGAAGACACCAACAAGCTCCTATCAGACCGGTTCACGGCCTACGCGGAAGACTGCGAGGCACGCGGGCATTCGCTGTGGGACATGCAACAGGTATTGTTGAAATCTGTCATGGGCCACGGGGACGCTGGCATATTCCACGGCATGGGCATCAACGGCAACCAGATCCAGGGCATTCCCGCCGCGAAGGTCGGCACTCCTACCAAGCACTCGCGGCACGAGGGGCGGATGGTCCACCAGGGCATCTACACGGGAGCGGGGACCATGCCCCGTGGGCTCTACACGCTCCCCCGTGACCGCTACGGAATTTGGAAGCAGGAGAAAGCCCGCTACATCTCTGCCAGCCGTAGTTGGTGGTTCGGCAAGGCCGAGGACTTCGAGTCTTACCGGGGGGCGTCTGCCTTCCTGGCCAGCTACCCCATGCTCCAGATGGCTACATCCATCATGCAATACAAGGCCATGCAAGTCAAAATGGCCTCGGTCTTCGGCATCGCGATCAAGAAAGACCCCAGCAAAAAGTCCCCATTCAACGCCATAGGAAGCGCCGCAGAAGAGAAGGCATCCGAAGAGACGGGCACAACTCGCCCTGATATTCAGATGTTCAACGGGATGGGGATCACCCTGAACGCGAACGAGGATATCGAGGTAATCGAGAGCAAGATTGCTGCGGGCGACTTCACCGAGTTCGTGTACTTGGTCGCCCGGTATGTCGGGCTTTCCTGCGGCCTCCCGCTTGAGTTCGTGATGCAGGACTGGAGTAGGTCAAACTACTACGGCAACCGGATGGCGGCCACGTTGGCCATGCGGGCCTTTATGGACTGGTGGAAGGTGCCCGCACGGTTGACACGGCTTGTATTTGCGGAACAGGTGAACAGGTGGGTGATGGAAGGTTCCGTCAAGCTCCCGAGCACCCTCACGGGCGACCCGACAAAGTGCCTCGTTACGCTTCCCCCGCCCCTCGAAGTTGACCCGGAAAAGGCGTTCAAACTCTGGACGGCGAAGATTCAAAGCAACCTCGCGAGCGAAGAGGACTACGCGCGGTCGGTCGGGGATGACTTGGGCCGGATCATCCAGAGCCGCCAGCGTTCGCTGAAGCTCCAAACCGACGCCAAACTGCCGGTAATCGCGAGCATCACGCCGGGTGTCAAACTACTCTCAGACCTCGAAGCGGAGACGGAATAATGGCCATCCACAAGACTCTATGCAAGACCCCGTGGGGCAAGATCGTCTCCGAAGCACCGTCCAAGGGCAAGGCCGCGACCAGTGCCGAAATGGTGCTTGAAGGGGTAATCGGGTGGGACTGGGAAAAGGGGTGGAACGCCTCCGACCAGACCACGACAAAGGAATTTGTACGGAAGGAACTCAAGGCTCTGGCGGGGCTCAAGGTGAAGGCGGTCACCGTCCGCATCAACTCCGTGGGCGGCTCTGTCCTTCACGGGCTGTCCATCCATGATCTGCTGGCCGCTTCCCCTGCGGAAGTGACGACCGTCGTTGAGGGCATGACCGCTTCCGCCGCGACGATCATTGCACAGGCTGGCGACGTGCGGAAGATGAGCGACAACGCGCTGTACCTGATCCACAAGCCGTGGAACTACGCGATGGGAAACGTGAACGAGATCCAGCAGACGCTGGACGATTTGAACGCCGCAGAAGAGCGGATGAACGCCATCTATGCAAAGCGCGGCGTGGACCCCGACGCACTGGCCGAACTGATGGAGGCGAACAACGGGAACGGGCGGTGGCTTTCCGGGGCGGAAGCTCTCGAAGCCGGGCTGATCGATGAGGTGTACGAACCCCGAGACGTGGCGGCGCTCGTGCCTCCGTCCGAGGCAATGGCCGCGATGTTCTGCCTCCCTGAGTGCCCAGCAGGGGAACAAAGCACGCTAGAAGGTAAAGAGGGTGCCGGTGCACCCACATCGGGCAAACCGAAACCCAAACCGGAGTATCAGGCAATGGACAAGCAGCAAATCGGCACTCTCAAGGCGCTCTTTGGCGCTGACATCGCGTGCCAGGCCATGGAAGATGAAACGGAGTACGCCGACGCCATGCTGGCCGGTGCCAAGGGCCTTGTGGCCAAGGTGACCGAACTGAAGGCCAGCGTCGAAGCCGTGACGGGGGAGCGCGACACGCTCACTGCCGAGGTCGCGAAGATCAAGGCCGAAGCTGCCGACCCGCTGGCCGGGTCCGACGAGCGCGAAGAGGAAGAGGGCGAAGACGAGCCCAAGACCATCGTGGAAGACCACGCGGCCCTGGTTGCTGGCGGCATGAGCAAGGCCGAAGCCTACGCCAAGCTGCGGGCCGAACGCCCCGCCGACTACCAAGCCCAGATTATGGAAGCCGGTGCCTAGACGGCCACCCCACCCACCAAGAGGATATAGACGATGAACACGCAGAATCTGACCGGAATGAAAACCTTTGTCGTGGGCACTGGCGGGGTAACCCGCTTCGCCCGCGTGAAGCTGGACACAGAGACGGCGGTCCTGGCCGGGGCTGGCGAAGACTGCATCGGCATTGCCCAGTCGGCCGAGTCGGCTGGCGACACTGTGACCGTTCGCCTTCTCACTGCCTCTGGGACTGTCGCGGTCGCCGCCGCTGGCACTTTCGCGGCCAACGCGACTGTCTACGGTGCCGCTGTCGGTGCCGTCGATGATGTGGTGAGTGGCCAGCCCTTCGGGGAAGCCGTCGAAGCCGCCACCGCTGCTGGCGACATCGTAGAGATCATCCCCGCCAGCCCGGCGAACATGCTCCCGGCTCCCGACGCTCACATCCCCGACCCCGCCGCCGCCGCCGCTGTGACGCAAGACACGCTGACCGACAGTTCCGGTGGCGCTGCCGCGACCACGCTTCCCGCCGCTGGTGCTGCGACCACTGCCACCCTGACCGACTCCAGCGGGGGTACGGCAGCCGACACCGTGGCTGCTATCGGAGGCACCTACGCCCAGGGCGAGGTTGCGAACGCCGTCGCCACTTTCGCCCGCGAACAGGCTGCTTGCGCCGCCGACATCGCCAGCGTACGCGCGGAAGATGCGGTCAACACCGCCAGCATCGCTGCCCAGATGGCCAAGGTCAAGACCGACATCGCCGCTGGCCGAACTGGTATCGCCGCCAACAATACCGCCATCGACGCCATTCTGGTGGCGTTGGAATTGGCCGGAATCGTTCTCAGTTCCTAGACTGACCAACAACTGGTCGGGGCGTAGTGCCCCAATACAAGAGGTATAAATCGATGAAGACGAACAAGGTTCTCCGTCCCGACCTGATCGCCGGGTTGAATGCCCCCCGGTCTGGAGTCATCGGTGCCAATTTCATTGGCGCGGACATCCTCCCCATGGTGGGCGTGCCCAAGAAGGCGCACCCGTTCTTCAAGAGCGTGTTTTCCGACAAGGCTCTGACTATCGATATCGACGGGCTGGCCCGTGCCGCGAAGGCCGACTACCAGACCCTGAACTATCGTACCACGGCGGACACCGCGACCACCGAGGATGAGGGTCTGCAAGACCTCGTGGACGACGTGCAGGAAGCCGAAGTCGTCCAGCAGTTCGACGCCGAGCAGGACATGGCCAACGGCGTGTTTCTGAACCTCCAGAGGGCGACCGAAACCGCCTATGGCTCGTACCTGTTCGATGCCGCCTCGCTGTTCGTTTCGTACACAAACGACGTGACCATCGAATGGGACACCCCAGCTACTGCCATCGTGTACAGCGATGTCGGCACGGCCTTTGACTCGATCATTGCCCGTATCGGCGGCGTACTGCCTGCGGGCGTGGAACTCTGCCTGGCTGTGAGCAAGAAAGTGTTCTTGAACATGGCGAATACGGTTGACATCCGCACCAGGCGTGCGGGCGGCTACTACAACGCCAAGGGCGCCCCGCAGAAGGCCCCGAACGCCGCCGAGATGGCCGACGTTCTGGACATCGACCAAGTCTTTGTTGGCGGAGCCAAGAACGGCTCGACCGACATCTGGGACGATGAATACGCCCTGGCCTTCCTCCGCTACACCGGTAGTGACGTGTCCATCCCGCAACTCGGGCGGACGTTCTACTGGGGCGAAGACGGGGATTCCCAGTTCATTGCCGAGACGTACCGCTCCGAACCGCGCGGGACCGTGGTCCTGGTCCGAAACAACGTCAAGCGGTACGCGTTCAATGCCGAATGCGGGCAACTGCTCGGCAACATCACATCCTAGACCCACGCCCGAGGCTCGCGCCTCTCTGCCCGGAGCCCGCCAGACTCTCCCCCTGGCGGGCTCTTTTTGCAGGGGAACAAAGCGAGTGAGTAGGTAAGGACAGCACAAGGAAAACCGATGCCCCGCAAGGTCGAACCAATCAAGCGTCTGGCTCGTGCGATCAAGCGCGGGACACGTCCTGCACTGGAGGCCACGTTCCGGCACTGGCTCGACCACATAGCCCCGGAGCATTTCACCCGGGGGGCGTTCGCGCGATACCCGCCGGCATACGCACAGAGCGCCAAGCGAGACTTGGCAGGCTGGCGCAAGGGGCATAGGCGGGCAATCAAGCGGGGCAATGTCAGCGCGGCAGTTGAACCGCTGGTCAAGACGGGGCGCTTCGAGCAGGCATTCCTCAACGGTTCGACGCTCTACAGCGGGCCCTCTGACCGGCTGCATGTCCGGTGGGCATCCATCCCCCGGCACGCCACCATGCGCAATCGCTTCTCCGGGTTCCGGGTCGCGGATGCAGTCACGAAGGTTTCCGAAGCCGAGGAACGGACATTGGCGCAGGTGTTCAACGGCACGCTTTTACGGATCATCGAGCGGGATACTGACATCCCGGTGAAGTCGCACGGCAGGTTCACAGGATAACGGAGCAGGATCATGGCAGGCACTGGCAAATATGTACCCTACGCGGTGGCATTGGCGGGAAGCGTACAGTC